GCGAGTCTGTCGCAAATTATATTTGCTTGGTCTGTTGTTATCAATTCCTGTTTTGATTTTTTCGAAGTAATATTTTTTGAGTTGCTCATCAGTATAATTCCTAAATTGTATTAGCTTTGATAATTGTTTGATCCTTGTTTCATCGGAGTAATTTTTTTTAAATCCCTTAACATTTTGATAGCCATGATATTTACACTTGTAAGTATTATTTGCAAGTAGATAACCCTTCATTTTACAGGGTATCTTTAAACCTTTACGAAGTCCAGCGCGGGTATGACCTTGACAGAATACTTTCCGCTGGGGTCTACCTACCATTTTTTAACCATGGTTTTATACCATTCCTAATATTATATTCCTTTTTACGTTTATAATTTATGTTATTATTCTTGGACATATCCTTTAACGCACTAAGAATTTTATCTGAACTAACATAAGTTTTATTTTCATATTGTTGTTTATGTTCAATAGCTAACTTACATAGATAAACATTTGTTTTATCTTCCTGTAACTCGGTCACAGGGAGTTTAGATAATTCTTCTATAATCTTCTCCCTGTTCCCTGCTAGACTTTTAACAATCTTACTAACATTATTATTAATGGATAATGTTTCTTCTAATGTAGCCGTGTGACGGCTATCTGGCGTAGGTGAGACGGCTATCTGGGTTGGTTCATACAACTTCTCAGCTCTCAAAAATACTTCATTAACAATATAAGTTTTCCCGGATCTTCCTCGAATTGATTTAATAATATTCAAAGTATTAAGACTTTGTAAACAATCTTTAATTGTGGTCCGGCATAAACCAGTATCCTTCTCAATTGAAGCGTGCCTCAATCTTGCCTCATATCCATTCTTCTTCCAAGCATATTTCATAACAGATAAAAAAACATTTAAACAATTAGACTTATGTACACCTTCAAGCTTATCGAGGTGGTGATAAATCTTATATGTAATGTGCAAAAATCCGCGTGTTACATTCATTTTTTACATTCCTTTCTATGGTGGTCGTGCAAAGAGAGTAATACATCGACCCATTCACGTTCATTCATTAATTGAAACTCGGTCTTAGAGCTGCGTATACGCTTGATCCTAAAAGTTAGGGTATCTTGGTCCAATTTCTTATAGAATACTAAAAAACAGGGTATATTTAAGCGTTCAGCGACTATCTTTGAGAGGGTTGTTACCTTATATTTTTGACCTTTATCATAACACGTCTCAATAATAGCTAATGGCTCGTAACATTTAGCGCAGCACTCGACACTATCAATATCAATCATGGCAATGCCGTCATATTTACGATGCCAATCATTATAGATTCCATTTGAGAATGCGTAAGTATATCTAGCCATTCTTTAATACTTTAATCTGATTATCTTTTTGTTCAATCTCTTTCTCTAACGCTAAAATAATATCAGTTTGTTTTTTTAAAAATTTTTTTGTGCGCTTCAATTCAAACTCACAATCTTTTAATTTGTCTGGACATCCAATCTCATCAAAGATTTTAGAGTTTGTCATTTTTCGTAAATTATTTTTTTAACCACACAACGAGGGTAACAACTGATATTACCAACAGATAGTTTTCCATTGTCATATGAGAATGAACTAAAGATTGTAACCTTCTTAGGTGTTTTGGAATACAGGTAACCAACATCCTCGCACCATGTATAAGTGAAATCATCAACATCATTTAAATCATCATACCATTGTGAACTACTACAAATATCCTGCCATATAACCCGAACTTTTTTGTAAGGTAATTTATTTTTGGGTTGCTTCAAAGTACGCGTCATACAAATCCTTATAGTCAACTTCTTGTTTTGTTATCTCTCTAATTTTTTCTACAATATGTGGTCGTGGAAAACGCTTATCATTTTTTACTGTCAAGCAAATTCTTTGACAATTAGTTGCAGGATTTATACCTTTATAACCTAGCATTTGACCTAGATTATAGTAAGATAGTTTGTTTTTTTTGCGCCAATCATTTAGTGTCATGTTATTCCTTTATGTTGTATTTTTGGTTATATATAACAAAGATATTTAGTTTGACAATAAGTTTGTTTCCTGTATACAAAATTAAAAAACATGATTTTAAAAGAAGATTTAATTAAAAAAGCATTTAGTTTTTATAATGGTGGTAAAGGTTTGGATCATTGGTCCTACTCTTCAACCAGCTCACCTTTTGCACACAATATAATTAAATATTATTTTCCTCAAATTATAAGAAGAGGTTTTCCATTTAGATACCCGGGAGACTTTGGCAATCTAGTTAACAATACAGTACAAAGAATGATTGCTGATGTTTTGTATATAGAAGGTAGAGAAAGATTAACAGAGTGGAACAGAGACACAGCATACGAAGATGAATTAAAAGAGTATCATTCCAAACTACCAGTAGATGCTAAAGATAAGTTCGGCAGGAAAGAAGTTTTAAATTATGTTGAACCATGCATCAAGCTAACAAAAAAAGTTGTGCAAGAAATTATAAAAGATAAAAAATTAGTTTGCGAAAGATACATAGATCACAAAGAAGATCTAATGATAAAAAAAATTACCGGAAGAATAGACTACGAAACAAAAGATAGTTTTATAGAATTAAAAACAAAACCACCCAAGACATCAAAGGTTAGAAACAAAGATGAATTTAAAATGAAATCGCAGGATCTTCCAGAAGAACCGCAAACAGATCATTTAACACAGACTTCATTCTACTACATGGTAACAAAGAAAACACCTTACTTAGTTTATACTAATGACAAAGATGTAAAAGTTTTTGATCAGAGCCATGAGTTAATGAAGCATGATCACTTAGAATTTTTATATAATAAAATGGTAGAAAAAATTTTATTGTGGGAAAAAATGATTATGTATTGTGAAGGAGACATTGAGAAGCTAGCTTTGATGATGGATCCACCAGACATGAGCCATCCTTTTTACTACAAAGATTTAATAGATGATCAAAGAAAACTAATAACCAAACTATGGGGAATAAAATGAAAAATGAAAAAATGGAACTCTGGAATAAATTAGAAAAAACAAATCCAGATCATACTAAAAAAGCAAGAAGTGATTATGGTAAAATGATTACGACCATTGATGCTATGCACCAAATAAAAAACATGACAGAAGCATTTGGTCCAGTAGGTAAAGGTTGGTCTTATATTGTAAACTATCATTACACAGATAAATTAGTTTTTGCTGAAGTAAAAATTCAATATTGTTTAGAAGATAAGTGGTATGAGTATGGTCCAGTATGTTCACTATCACCGCTTGGTCATGTTAAAGGTAATAAGAAGGGTCAACTAGATGATGAAGCACCAAAGAAAGCTATGACCGATGCACTAACAAAAGCATTTAGTCATTTAGGTTTAAACGCTGATGTATTCTTAGGCAAGTTTGATAACAATAAATACGTTGAAGAAATTACAAAAGAGTTCAATAACAAAAATGTTATTGATGACTTTGAGGAAGAGAATTTTGCAGGCTCAACTGCAGAATCTACATTGAATAACAATGTAGCAAACATAACAAGGAGACACAATGGATAATGAAACCATATTTATCAATCTAGTAAAAAATCCAGATTGGAAACCCGGTAGCAATTTACCGGTGTATGTGGGTCCACCAAACACCAAGTATCCAGAAAAAAAATGGAGAATTGGTGCGCAAATAAATGGTACGTGGTATAATCAAGCTGCCTTTCCTGCTAAAGATAAAGAAGGAAATAAAATAGAAGGTGGTTTGTTAATTAAACTAGAGCCGTCTAAGTCTAGTAAAAAAAATGACTTTGCTTCTACATCTAGTAGTGGTAAAGATGAGTATACTTTCTAATACTAGTTATATGAAAGTATAGTTTATATAGGTGGGGTAGGGTTTTTTCCCTTTCTTTCATGTTTCCCTATCCCGCCAAAAGAAAGGAATTATGAATAAAAAAATTACAGAAATAGATCCAGAGATTAAAAAGAAAATAATACAAGATAGAGAGAAAGATTATGGAGACTATCAATATAACTTCTCAGTTTTATCAGAAATGTTTACACTTGTACTAGCAGATAATTTAAAAAAAAGAATTAAACCATATCAAGTAGCGCAATTGATGATGACTCTTAAATTATTTAGGTCCACAAGAGGTTATAAAGCTGATAATTACCATGATTTATCAGTATATAATGATATGGCATTTGCTTTACACAAAAAAGATATAGACAAAGAGGGTAAAAATGGCTAAATATAAACGAATCATTAATGGAGAGTGCAATTTTCAATTAATTGAACTTTTTGATGATGTAGAGAAAGCTGCAAATAACCGAAATGAAGGTGAACTTGTAGAATGTAAAATCAATAATTTAAAAATTGATTTTTCAAAAGTAACAAAGGAGCAACATGAACGAGTTGAAGTCTCGTCTGCAGGAGCTGAAGGATCTTCAAGCGAAAGCTCATGAAGAATACTTAGAAGCCAAAAGGAAAGTTGAACAGAAACAACAAGATTCTTTCAATTTAATTTGGCAAATTGAGCAGACAAAAGAAGAGTTAATGAGAACTAGATAATCATTAACTTTATAATTGAAAAAAACATGATAAAAACAGTAGGGGATCTATGACCATAAATGTAAGTGAACATTACAAAAAGTATCTAAAGAAACTAGATAGCAATCATTTTATATATAAAACTAAAAGAGCATTTCATCTTCTTACGAACCAAGAAGAAAGATTATATGAGGTAGGGTTCTCAGAAGGATTTCTTTATGCAGCTCAAATTTTGCAAGAGAAAAAAGAGATAGTTGATAGTAATAAAAACGTGGTTGGTGTTGGATACAAAATTGTAAATCCAAAGACAGTAGAGAAAGTGGTCCAGTATGTATGTGATAAATATTATATTGGTAAACGAACTTTACTTAGCAAAGATAGACATCAAGAAATTGTAAGAACAAGAAGCATCTTACATAATTTATTATCTGAAGAAATGGGTATTAGTATTTCTGCAATTGGTAGATACTTTGATCAAGATCACACTACAGTTTTACATTCATTAAATAACAAACAGTTAGAAGTTAGACACTGGAAGAAAGGGAATTCTATATGGCAAGAGTACGAAAAAATAAAAGAGGCATTGTCGGAGTTAACTGGCACTTAAAACTAAGACTAAAGATTGAAACATTAGAAAATTTAGTTGATAAACTATATAGAGAAAATCAAAGAATGAAACGAAGACTAGAAAAATACGAAGGTACTAGAAGTAGAGTTAATTATAGAAATAATTTAACTGAAACTTCTAAATCTTCTAGTCTTAGCAGCGATTGATTTAGGTTGTTTGCTGTGCTGTTTACCTTTACGTTTAGCTCTTCTCTTTGCAGCAGAAGTTCTTGCATATTCTGAAGCAGATAAGCTTTTTATCGCTGCACTTGGAAGATAACGCTCTCCAGTAACTGATGATTTTTTGCCAGACTTTGTTCGCCATTTTTGTTTACCCCATGCCTTTAAACTACGTTGACTTTTTGCTAGTGACATTACCTGTAACCACCACCTTTTGCTTTGTAAGTCTTGGCAAGTAATTGAGCTTTCCTAGCAGACCATTGTCCAGCAGCAGTACCCATAGTCTTTCGAGCTTTGATCTGCTGGAACAATCGCTTTCTTAAAGCAGGTTTGGTATAATTACCAGCTTTATTTACACTACTTTTTTTTGCCATTTTTCTTTTTGCCTTTTCTTAATTTTTTAAAATCAGCTCCTGTAATTCTGTTTCTTGGTTCAGCAACACGAGCTATCTTCATTTGTTTTGCAGTATATTTTTTTC